GTGGCTTTTGAGCCAACCCAAGTTAAATCAGCAATTGGCAACGAAGGCACCTATGACCCTTTAGACCCAAGGCTGCATAAGGCAGACGGTGGCCACATTCAAATGTCCCCCCAGGATATGATTGCTGCAATTATGGCTCAGGGCCAGACACCACAAAAATTTGCAACGGGGTCTACAGTTAAAAACATTGCGAGCCAGTCTGCGCTTGAGATACCGTTTATCCCGGAAGAGGCTAAACAAATTGCCCAAGATATTAAATCACAAAAATACCCAGAGGCCGCAGCAAGAACGGCCGGTATTGGGTACTCGGCATTTGCCCCTATAAACCCACTTACCGCTTTAATTTCTGGAGCGACGTACTCTCCTGAAGTTGGCGACGCCACACTCGAAGGTTGGAAAAAGCAAGAACTTGAGCGCCTTATGATGGAGCAGTATAAAGCCAAAGTAAAAGCTGACCAACTACAAAAAATTAAAGAGACCCGTTTTTACAAACAATAATCTATGGCACAACCACAACTACCAATTCAGCAAGGCGCTAATTTACCCGGTCTGGAGACTGAGGAAAATATTCAAGAAGCGCAGATGCAAGATGTCCAGATGGACTACTACGAAGACGCCCTGGGGCTAGAACCAGGCGACGTGGAAGAAGAAGTCATTGAATTGGACGACGGCTCGGTCGTAGTTAACTTTGTACCAAAGTCATCACCTAAAGAAGCACCAGAGTTTTACGCTAACTTAGCTGAAATATTTGACGAGGACATTCTTGAAGGATTAGCACAAGAATACCTTGACCTCATTGACGTTGACAAAGAGTCGCGCAAGCAACGAGATAAACAGTACGAAGAAGGTCTTCGTCGCACTGGACTCGGCAAGGACGCGCCCGGAGGAGCCACGTTTGACGGAGCTTCCAAAGTCGTCCACCCTGTTATGGCTGAGGCATGCGTTGACTTTGCCGCCTCGTCCTCCAAAGAATTACTGCCACCCGACGGCATTGTCAAGTCTAACATCAAGGGCAACGCTGATCGAATTAAAGAAGAGACAGCCGCGCGTAAGGTTGACTTTCTTAACTGGCAGCTCTCCGAGCAGGTACCTGAGTACCGCGACGAGATGGAGCAGCTCCTTACACAACTACCATTGGGTGGTTCACAGTTTCTAAAGTGGCGCTTTGACACAGAACAAAAGCGTCCTACTTGCGAGTGGGTAGCAATTGACTACATTTTGCTGCCATACGCGTCAACCAACTTCTACACGTCCCCGCGCGTAACCGAAGTACAGGACATTACAGAAGACATGTTTATGCAACGTGTCGAGGCTGGTATCTACCGCGACATTGACACAGAGCACACCTCTGACGCTCCCCTTACGGAGCAGACTGGCTCGCAAAAAGCCAATAACAAAATTGAAGGCAAGGAAGACCCATCTACAAACATTGACGGGTTACGCCGTGTCTATGAAATTACTTGCTACATTCGCCTAGATGATGACACAGAGACGGAAGGTAAGCGCGCGCCGTATATCTTAACCATTGACGAGACAACCTCTAAGGTTGTTGGTCTGTACCGTAACTGGGAGTGTAATGATGAGAAACTCGAGAAGCTCGACTGGTATGTCGAGTTTAAATTCATTCCTTGGCGTGGAGCGTACGCTATTGGACTACCTCACCTCATTGGTGGGCTTAGTGCTGCTCTTACCGGTAGTTTGCGTGCTCTTCTTGACGCTGCTCATATCAACAACAGCCAGACAATGCTTAAACTCAAGGGTGGACGGATTGGTGGGCAGTCAGACAGAATCGAGCCTACTCAGGTAATTGAGATTGAAGGCGCACCGGGCGTTGACGACGTACGCAAGATTGCAATGCCGATGCCGTTTAACCCACCGTCTTCTGTTCTTTTAAATCTTTTAGATTGGCTAACCGCCGCGGCTAAGGGTGTGGTTTCTACTGCAGAAGAAAAGATTGGTGAGGCAAATAACAACATGCCGGTTGGCACCGCCCAGGCATTAATTGAGCAGGGCGCTAAGGTATTCTCCAGCATTCACGCACGACTACATCGCAGCCAGGCTAAGTCACTTGCAATCATTTCGCGTATCAATCATTGGTACCTTGACGAGATGGACAACCAGTCCGGCACTGAAATTCAGGTTCGCGACTTTTCGTACAACAACGACGTACGCCCCGTATCAGACCCTAACATCTTTTCTGAAACGCAACGTGTTGCACAAAACCAAGCCCTCTTACAGATGGCTACCTCAGCACCTCCAGGAATGTTTGACATTCGTGCCGTCTATCGCCGCGTTCTTGGTCAACTTAAAATTCCGTCAATTGACGAAGTATTGCCAAACCCAATGGGAGCTAAAGAGTCTAACCCTGCACTAGAGAACGTCTCTATGACCATGGGCAGACCAGCAGCCGCGTACCCAGACCAAGATCATATTTCTCATATCAAGATTCACTTGGCTTACGCGCAAGACCCGGCCTATGGAGCAAACCCCGTCATTGGCCCAGCATTTGCGCCAAACGCAATGGAGCACATCAAGCAGCACTTGACGCTGCACTACTTGCAGTCCATGCGCGCGTACGTGGCACAGGCCCAGGGAGGCCGTGACACACTGGAGCTTAACCAAGAGAAGCCACTGGATCTCGAGGCGCAGCAGGCGCTGGCGTTGGCATCGCAAATGGTTAGCCAAGACTCACAGCAGGACATGGCGCCGTACGTCCAACAGATACAACAACTGGCCCAGAAGGTACAAGAGGCGCAACAGCTGCAGCAACAAAACATTGCCGCCAGTGACCCAACGGCCCAGGTTATTCTTAAGACGCAGATGGCTGAGACAGAGCGTAAGGCCGCTGAGTCACAGGCTAAGCTACAACAATCTGCCGCTAAAGACAAAATGCAATACGAGCTGGACATCGCTGATCTGCAGCGTCAAGTGGCTGAACTCCAGGCTAAGTACGAGACACAGACCCAGATTGACGCTAACAAAAACGCAACTCAAATTGCACTAGCAGACATTAACAACTCGTCACGCGAGCGCGTAGCCCAAATGAACGCCAACATTCAGCTGTCACAAGAGCAAGAGCGCATGGCGTACGAGCACGCAATGACCGCCTTAGAGGCGACTAATGCGGCCGAGCAAGACATTCGCCAGCACGGGCTTGAGGTGCAGCGTAACCAAATGGCAGACGAAGCAGCCCGAGTCCAGCAACAAATTATGGCTCAGCAACAGGCACAACAGACCGGGCTAGAGCACGCTACCGCAATGCAGCAGGCAGATCAGTCACACGTACAAGCACTACAACAATTAGCAGCACAACCACCCAAACCAACAGGAGTATAATTATGGCCGATCAAAAAGGCTTTCGTCAAACATACCAAGAAACCGGTAACCTATCATCGGGCGGCGGCCCAGGCGACAAAAAGCTAGACAAAGGGGCCTCTGGCTCCAAGCGCGCAAACAACGCTGTAAAAGGTAAACCTGCCCGTTCTTCCAAGGTCGGACCAGATAAAAACCTTAAAGACATTGGCGGCGGCAATTTTTATTAATGTTTGGGGCGGATTTTTTAGCTCCTTTGCATTAGTATAAGTATGAAAGACTTTATTTCTGAAATTATCTCGCGCACGCGAGATGAACAGGCAAAATTGGCGGAAACCCTCACCGCTGGCAGTAATGTTAATTCTTTTGATGACTACCAACGATTAGTTGGTAGACACGAAGGATTTAAGGTAGTACTAGACATTATTAATGAAATTTTGAGGGAAGACGAAGAAGACCTGTAAAGGTTAAGGAGCACTGGATAGTGTTTGATTTAAAAGGAAACGAAGAGCCGGATACCCGATCAGAGGAAGAATGTTTTCCCCCAATCGACACCGGTATTGAAGTAGCTGGAGACCGTGTCTTAGTGCAGCTAAGACGCGAGAAGTCAACCAGTAAAGGTGGAATCATCTTGGTAGATGAGACCAGGCAGACGTTACGATTCAACGAGACAGTGGCTAAGGTAATCCAAATTGGACCTTTAGCATACAAATCACCAGAAGACTTAACCCCATGGCCAGAAGGCAATTGGTGTAATGTTGGTGACTTGGTTCGCACCATTAAGTACGGCGGCGATCGTTTTGTTGTTCAACCTGATGACGAAGGATCCCCAGTGGTCTTTATCACGTTGCAGGCCCGTGAAATCATCTCTCGCATTAAGAATTTTGAATATGCGCAGAAGATGAAGGCGTTTGTAGATTAACTTTTGAAAGAAAAGTATGGCAGATAATGAAAAAAACATCCCGGTGAAAGAACGGGAAGACGGCAGTGCTTTAGTTGGAGTAGAAGAGCACCCCGAGGATCTCCTAGAAATTGAAGAAGACAGTAAGAATCAATCTTTAGAAGATTCAGATGACGAAGACAATCAAGATGATCAACAAGACGATCAACAAGATGAAGAAGATGAAGCTGAACGCGAGAAGATTCGTGAGGCAAGGCGTGAAGAGCGCCGGCTAAAGAAAGAACTCTCTAAGCAACGCACAGCCTCAGATAAACACAAGATTTCTGCACTTGAGAAGCGTAACGAAGACTTAGCTCGTCGCTTGGCAGCCGTAGAAAATACAGCATCATCGTATCAGTTTGCGCAGATTGATAAAGCGGTGGAAGATGAAGCCACCCGCGTCGAATACGCAAAAATGAAGATGTTGCAGGCGGCCCAAGAAAACGACGCCGTTGCTCAGATGGAGTATTTAGAGCAATTAACAGAGGCTAAGCAGCGTCTGCAGCAAGTGCAACATTATAAAAAACAACAGCTCGAGGCGGCTAAGGCCCCCAAGCAAAACGTGCCAAATGAAATGGCAGCAGAAGTGCAACGTAATGCTGAGCGTTGGTTAAAGAAAAATTCTTGGTTTGATGCACAGGCCAGGGACACAGATAGTAGAATTGCCAAGGTTATTGATCAAGAACTCGCAGCCGATGGATGGGATCCAAGTGATTCCGAGTATTGGGATGAGTTAGACAGTCGATTATCTGCACGTCTGCCACACCGCTACACAAGCAAGGGTGGTAACACAAAGCGCTCTGCGGGCCCAACAGCCTCAAGCAGAGTAGCTAATACAACAAGCGCTAAGCCAAACACAATCACACTAAGCCGTGAGCGTGTACAGGCAATTAAAGACGCTGGTTCATGGGACGATGTAGAAAAACGAAATAAAATGATCCGCGCATACGCATCGTATGATCGCGCTAATAAAGGATAATTAAAATGGCAAATACAAGAATTAAACGGGACCTAGATGATCGCATGGCCGATCGTGCCCAAGAGGTGATTGAGCGTTCAACAAACGCTAATCCAGATGACATTGCACGTCGTGAACGCCTTGATGCGTTTAGAGACAAGTGGGCAAATAGTGCGTTGCCCGATCTTCCCGCAGGGATTATCCCGGGGATGCACTTGTGTTGGTTGTCCACAACCAATACTTACGACAGTATCGACAAACGTATGGCGTTGGGTTATGAGCCAGTTAAAGCCTCAGATTTAGGAAAAGGCTTTGAAGGACTAGGCAAGATGAGCTCAGGCAAGTTTGAAGGCTGTGTTAGTTGTAACGAAATGGTACTTTTTAAGTTACCTGAGGACATTTATCAAGAAGTAATGCGTATGCTCCACCTGGAGGATCCGCTTGAGCACCAACGTAATATTACAGCGCAGGTTCGCGACACAGCGCAAGGTAATAAAGGCGGTCGTTCAGTTCTTGAAGGTGGTCTTTTGGAAATGGAAAAAGATACTACAAGAGCGAATAACAAAAACATTCGCTTCCAATAACATTCTTCAAAATATAACAAAGGAAAAAACTAAATGTCCGCAACATTTAAACCCTTTGGTCTGAAGCCTGCATACCACCCAAGTGGCCTAGATCGTGCCGTTCCGTTTGTCGGAACAAACACTTTTGTCACCGGTGCGACAGCTACCGCTCCTTACTCTTTGAGCTCTGGTCAGGCTTTTTACCAGTATCAACCAGTTGGGATCACCGCTTCCGGTCAATTAACAATTGCAGCTGCCGCTGCAGCAACAAGCCCAGTATATGGCGTATTTGACGGCGTAGAGTTTACTGACTCACAAGGTCGTCGCTCTGTGTCTAAATGGGCTTCTAAAGCCACATTAGACGCATCAACTGAAATCTTATTCTGGATCTTTGCTGATCCGTCTTTAGTATATGAAATTCAGTCTGAAGGCTCTGTATCTACAGCCGCTATCGGGTCGCAGTACAACTTCTCATCAACCGTCGGTAACACCCCAACAGGTGGTACAGCCATTGGTAATGGTGGCGCAGGCTTCTCCACAACCGCTATTGCTGCAACTGCAGTAACTGCCGGTCAACAGGGACAAGTTCGCGTTGTAGGTTTAGGCCGTGAAGTAGCATTTCCAACAGGCGAGTTAAACGCTTGGGGTGATGCGAAAACGATTGTTCAAGTCCAGATCGCCAACAACACGTTTGTTGCACCCAAGGTCTCGGTTTCCTAATTAACGAAAGAAAGGTAATAAGCAATGGCAACTCCAATGCGTAGTACAGACTTTCGTGCGGTAGTCGAGCCGATTATCAACGAAGTCTTTGATGGCGTTTATGAACAACGCGCTGACGAGTGGAAGGGATTTGTAGAACAGATCCAAGGTATTCCACGTAACTATCACGAAGAAGTGATGCTCTTCGGTATGAATGCAGCTCCTGCAATGCCTGACGGTACTCCTGTCAGCTATGATCAGGGCGGTACTTTGTACATCACCCGCTTCATCTATCAAATCTATGGCTTGGCTTATGCTTTGACCAAAGTATTAATGGAAGATGGCGATCACATCCGTATCGGTTCAACTTTTGCAAAACACCTGGCTTCGTCTATGATTGAGACCAAGGAAACATTGTGCGCAAACTTGCTTAACTTCGCATTTACAGCCGGCTATGTCGGTGGTGATGGCGTAACGTTGATCAACACAGCCCACCCTGTTGCAAACGGTTTGACATACTCTAACCAGTTATCGACTGCCGCTTCTTTGAGCCAGACATCTGTTGAACAGATTTTGATTCAGATCCGTGGCGCTATCGACAACAACGGTAAGCGTATTCGCCTCAAGGCAGAGCAGTTAGTTGTTCCACCAGCACTCGAGTTCCAAGCAGAAGTAATTCTGAAGTCGGTTCTCCGTTCTGGTACAGCTGACAACGATCTCAACCCAATCAAGTCCACTGGTATGTTGCCAAAGGGTACACACGTTGTAACCCGTTTGAGCTCTTCCAAGGCATGGTGGGTACAGACCGATGCAGAAAATGGTCTCATGCTCGTAATGCGTCGTCCAATGGAGAAATCCATGGAAGGCGATTTCGAGACAGACAGCATGCGTTACAAAGCAACCGAGCGCTACGCGACCGGCTGGCATGACGCACGTAACATTTACGGCACCGCTGGTTTGTAATCCAAACCTTCTAGCAATAACAAAAAAGCCACCCACAAGGTGGCTTTTTTGCGTTTAGGGCGTTTTTTACCTTTCTTTTGCATTAGTATATATAAGGAAGATTCATCCCATTCTGACCGCCGACACTTCCCGGTGAGACGACTTAGAGACAGCTTGGGATACCCACTAAGATAAGGAAACACCACAATGTCAAGCACATTCACATCCCCCATTCGTGTATTTAAGCGTAACAACCCAACAAACAATGGCGTTATTGCCCCAGACAACACTGGCGCCGTACGCCTGAGCCAACAAGACGTAATCTTAAACCCAATTACGGCCGTAACTGCTACAGCTACTACGTTAACGACCGCCCCCGTCGGCACAACCACAGCGGTTCCTTTTGTATTACCAGCCGGCTCTATCATTGAGTCATTTTCTCTTTATCAAACCACAGTTCCTGTTGGTTTAGTTGGTGGTGTAATTACCATGTCTATCGGCATTACCAACCCATCAACTGGCGTTGTGACTACTACCGCTCTCGGCACAATCACCCCAACAGCGGCCGGTGGCCGTATCGCTGGTGCGTTTACCGCTAGTGCGGCTGTTGCCACTATTCTTGCTAACATTGGCCCACTCGACGCTACATTAACATTCTCTGCAGCCGATGTAACAACATTGACAAGCGGTACATTGGGCGGCACGTTAGATGTTAACTACACCGCACGTAACAATGATGGTTCAATCATCGCCTACGGTTCTGGCTACACAAATAGCTAATTAAGACGGCGGGGCAACCCGCCTCTTTTAACC